CGGACTCTCACCGAACGGGCTCATAAAAATAGCGCAATCCCCGATATCGCCAACCCGACGACCGTGAGAATTACGCCCCATAACCATTTCGTATTTGCTTTCATGTCGGAGATATCCGCCCGACTCTCTTTTGCGAGCACCAACGCTTCATCCGCCTTTTCATGCGCTCTATCTGCCGTATGTTTTACTTCGTTAAAATAGTCGACCTTCGTATCGATGCGCACGAGCCATTCGCGGATGTCGGCTATTTTATCGTTCATTTCGTTGTTGGATGGTTCGCCCAATGACTACGCCTCCTGTTCGCTAGTTTTAACGGTCTCTCCCTCGCTTGGCGGCGAATCAGGATCGTAAGGATCTCCGGTAATTTCCTCGTATTGTTCCGGCGTAATCCGTCCGGCTGCCACAACGTCGTGAACTTGCTTCTTCGTCCATAGTCCTTTATCGTAAAATCCTTTGATATACGTAAACCAATCGAGTGCCATTTACGCTCCCCCTAACGCGATTAAATAGTATAGATCCGCGACCTGTTTCTGTAGAACTTCGATTTCTGACGGCCCGGGATCAGGCGGCATCAAGCTATCGATGTATTCCTGCGTGGCCGTCTCCTTCCACACCTTTTTATCCGGATAAAATTTCGGAATGTATAAACCTGGCGCAGGAGAGACATCCGTCCACCCATCCGGAATATCATATTCCCCTTCTTCGTTACGCCCAATAACATCGTTATCGATTAATAAAAACGTCTCTTGGTCATATTTAAAAATATTTTTCATATTTTATCTCTCCTATAAAGGGATTACTTCGTCTAATCCATATGAAGTGATGTTGTCCAGGTTATCCGAGATCTGACCCTCGAGGCGCATATTGCCGTCAGTTTCAATGTATAATTTGGACATCCCGGTAGTGCCGAAAATCGGTACCAGCTTACACCTCAGTTTGGACGGCCTATACGCCGATGGGAGGGTTCCGAAAGCAACCCCTCTTGTTGTTATGATCTCCCCTTCTAAGAGTAAAAGGCCCCCAATCAACGCGCATCTTACTTTTCTACTCCCGTGTTTTGCTCCGTTTTTCAATGGCACATCAGTCCAAACTGGGGACTCAATTTCTCTCGCAGTAAATAGACGATTCCAACCCATCCATCCGAGATTACCGTCCCTATAATTCGAGTAGACATTATTTTTGTAGTCCGTAGTGATAACCCATCCGAAGGTTCCTTTCCCTTCGCTATCTGTATTCGTAAAGTGAAACAATCCTCTACTTGATGCGTTAGCCGGAGAATTTGCCGCCCCCGCAGCCGCATAAAAAGTCCCTATTGATCTACCATTTGCGATTACTTTTTCGTATACATCCTCGCCACTAGCGACAGAAACAGTGACACCGCCTGTATCTTCCGTAATCTTCATTAGTTGGCTGCCATTCCATTTTGACCGTTCATCCTCTGAAATATGCCGCGTGTTATCAGCGGTATGCGCATCGAAATCAGCTTTTGCCGCCTGTTTGACGTTGTCTACATTTGATAGGCCGATTTGCGATTTTGTGACGCTATGCGGGTTACTTGTATTTCCAACGTGATCATCGAAGTCAGTTTTCGCAACCTGCCGGACGTTATCGACGTTGGAAAGGCCGACCTGATCTTTCGTTACCTTATGCGGATTATCTGTTTTCGCAGCGTGCTCATCCGTATACGCTTTCGCTCCGGCTTCCGCAGCATCCGCCTTCTCTTGCGCTCCTTCTTTCGTTTCGATATTGTCCAGCGTTTCAAATTTCGCTTGCAGCTCGGCAAGCATTTGTTCAGCTTCGTCCGACATTTCTACAATGACGGCTTTAAGGTCCTCAAAATCTTCGATGTAATATTCGGCGACCGGAGCGATATCCTGATCGACAAGCGCGCGATCGATCTCAAACGAAAATTTATGAACGCTCATCTTTTGTCCGTTGTCATAATTAACATAAAGCTCGGCCTGCACAATTCCGTAATGCGTTACTTGGTCCGGTGTCAAGGCATAAAAAATAACGCCCTCTAGCGCGTCCTGAACTTCCGTATTCACATAGAACTTGCTGCCGTCTGCAAACCGCATGAACAGCTTACCGTGAGTCGCCTTAGAGATCGGTAATGGAACGCCGTCTTTCGTAAGGCTGAACGTTAGCTTTGCCGTATCTATGTCCTGCGTACTAAATTGAATGTTCGCCGAAATACTTCGTTTAATTTGCGAATTCACATTGAAGCGCAACTCAGCATCTTTGTATATCACGTCAATTCCTCCCTATTTAAACGACGTTGTTTGGCGACGTAATCGGATAATCACTCTTATCATTGTAACTAGCCACCGAACCCGCTCCTTTTGTGTAGTTGCCGAAGTGTTGAATATAAGAACATGCGCCGGACAAATAAATTCCATATCGCATAGTTGTCCCGGTAATATCGTTAAACACACATTTTGAACGGGTAACACCCTCCATAAATATAATTCCGTCATACCCACTTGTTGCGGTAGTCCGGGTGCCCGCATTGAGTATAGTGTTCGTAGATACTTGGACACGTTTAGATACCCCGGAAACAGATATCCCTGAATATCCGATATTCTCAAGGGCGTTGTGTGCTACGGTAACATTATTACAAGTACCTTCCTCTAAGCGGACACCATTTCCCTTAATTGAACGTGCCGTGTTACTAGAAACAGATCCGTAACTACTTCTTGTGATCAAAATCGCGTGATGAGCAACGTTTTCGAGTATATTATCATCTACGACAAAATTTCGTACGTCGGATACGTGAATGCCGTGCCTTGCAGTTACACCGTCTATAACATTTCCAAAGATGCTTACATCATCGATCGTTTGGTACCCTTTCCGACCGTACGCTTGGATTGCATGATTGACTTTGATGTTCGTAAAAATGTTTTCGGAAATAATTTGGTGTTTGACCTTGTTGACCCTTCCAGTCGGATTCCCGTCTGCATCTCGCGTATAAACAGAATCGACAGTGGGAAGAAGTGTTCGAACACCGCTTGCGCAGTTGTTAAATTTATTACCGGAAATTAAGACGTCTTGCCACTTGTTTCCGGATATCGCCCACTCTGTAGAATCTTCGACTGTATTATTCAAGAATCGGATTACAGAATAATGAAATCCGTCCGTGCTCGTATGAGATCCTAGTGCTCGCGGCCACCCACCGAGTTTTGTCGACTTTCCAAAGTAACAGTTTTGAACGATAATGTTCCGCGTGACTGTGTTGTCGTAGGCCCCAAACGCTCCGAAATTGCTAGCGGCACGCATAAGGTCAATTTGAACAGCCTCGGAAAACCACCGATCTCCAACGTAATCCACGAACCCTTTGAATTTAACGTTATCAATCAAGACGTTTTGGTTCCCTGCGCAATCAAACGCATGGCCTCCGCAAACATCGGTAATCGTAAGATCCCGAATTACAATTCCGTCGGCATGTGCGAAACTAAAAACGGAACATTGTTTCTTTATATCTGCGCCGGCGCTGTCGATAGTTCCTCCGCCTTCTATTACGATGTTTCCGTGCCCGTTGTATCCGGTGAAACTATCTGAGGCGTCACCATTGACGAACATACTTCCGACAAAATTACGCTTGATTGTTGCGCCCGCCTGTATCGTCAGTCTAGTGTTTCGGTAAATGCGAATCGTGCCGTTTTGAACATACGAGCCAGGAGGAACAACCACCCAAACAGGCGCCGTTTTCCCTTGATCTAGGACGTCCTGCATCGCTTTTGTGAAGTCCCCATCGTGCTTTCTAAGATAAGGCTTTAGCGATATGAGAACAGTAGCGTCTTTAATCGCCTGATCTACTTTATTAAAATCGTAGTCAAGCCGGTCCTTTGCGGTCGGGTGTATTGTCGCATCCATCGCAACTCGAATATCGATTAGTTCCTTTATACTCGTTCCATCGTGATTTAAGACGAGATTAGCGAACCGTGCATAAAGATTTTTAATTCGGTTTGCAACAGAAAAACCGCCGTGGTCGATTTGTTCCGACGTATGGGCGGTTTTAGCTTTTTTGTGCGTGTCTAGCGCTGTATTGGAATCTCTAATATCAGACTCAATGTCCGAGAGGTTCTGGTTATAGTTATTCCGGAAAATACGATCCCACGCATTGCCGGCTTTTCTATACGGATATCTAGCCATTCGTCTCCTCCTTTATCCTTGTCCTCCTACTTCCTGCTCAAGCGCTGTTAATCTGTCCAAAATCGACTGCATATCGATTTCACCAGTTGTCGGCATCTTAATCCGTTTCAATTTCGTGAAGTCTACTGCGCTCATTAATCCGTCATTAGTATCCGAAGCCAGCGCTACGACTACCTGACCGTCTGGACCGACAAGAATGTTCGCGAGCTTTACGTAATCTGCCGAGCTCATTAGGCCGTTATCGCTTGCCGAGGCTAACCCATACTGCGGAATGTTTATAAGGGTCGGATCATATCCCGGATCAAATGACGTGCCGCTGCCGACCTTGATCGACCCTTCTCGTATCTTCCCCGTCTGGGGATCGACGATTTTAGAAAGCGTCTTCTGCGTCTTTTTAAAGGACGCGACTATACTCGGGGCTTTCTGGACAATGCTTCCGAATGTAAATTTCGGAGATTTTAACGGATCAGAATAATCCTCGACTTCTACGACGCGTATCTGTACGTCAATATCAAACGGATCGAGAATACACCAAACGTAATCGCCAAGCCGTATATCTTGAACACCGAGTTCGGAAAGCTCGACGTACGTGAGCGAAATCGAAATATCGATCTGGTCATGAAGTTCTTTCTTCATTTGCGCAAGTAACTGATCCTTGTTCTTTTCCGTATACTTATCGTCTCGTACCGGCGCAGCGTGGCGAATCCCGTAAATGCTCGCTAGTGGACTCGTATATTCCGCTGTAACCGCGTAAGTCCCGGTTTTTTCGTCTTTTTTACCGAATCCTTTGATAAACGTTTTGAGCTGGCTTGTATCGATCTCTTTCGATGGATTGGCAGCGTTGAGTCTATGCCGTATCTGATGATCGGTATATCTCGCAATCTGCTTCGCGATATAAATCGTTCTGCCGGCGCAATCAAACTCAGCACCAAACTCCGAGGCGATCGTCTTCAAAAGATCAAGCGAAAAGTTGTCACCGAAATTCGAAACTTTGATCTTAGAAGGTAATCCGGTCTTGTCAAGTTTGTAATTGTATCCGGTTCCTTTCAATGCGAT